GTTGTATTGCTATCAGACAAGTAAGCAGGGGCAGCGTAGTACAGCAATCTAGCCGTATAAACACCATCAGCAACAGGAGACATTAAAAAGTCGTTAGCCAAGATTGTGTAAGACTTTGGCACACCAACTTGTGATGCAACAGGGTCATTAGACAAAGCTGATGGGCTAGAGTAACTCAATGGTGTAATTGGGTTTGTCAGCATGACAAAATCACGCACTTGCAAGAAGTCGCTAGGTAGCTCAATAGTTGGGTCACCTGACACAGTTGCAGTCGTTACAGACTTGAGCATTTGACGGATACGCAACTCTCTGCGTAAACGATTCTCAGCAAATGTTACAAAGTCAGAAATCTGGCTTGTTAGATCAGACCGAGCCAAGTAGTTGGCAATCGAGGTCTTTAAATCAGAGTATGTTGCGAAACTCATACTACTCCAGTCCGAGTTCTAAAAACTCTGTTATCGCTATTATTCAACCATGCTCTAAATCGCTTTTCATCAAGAACAGCAAACCCTCGCATGATTCCTAGTTTGTTTAGATCATCAATAACTGTTAATGGAATCGAGGCAACCTTATTGCCAAACAATTCATCTGACCATTTTGCTCGTTCATCAAAGGAGTTATATTCCTTTTTGTTCTGCTCAATGATTGCAGATACATCCTGACGAGTCTCAATGACGATGCCACCATCGCCATCAGCATGAACAGCAGATTCTCTAAAATTTGTCATACCTTAATTCTATCAGTTTGAGTAGAAAAGAAAATGCCCCAGATGGTTAGTCTGAGGCATTTTTCTAGGTTACACCAGATTATGGCGTGAGGTCTGCCAAAATTCCGTGAGCAGCTTGGTTTTTAACTTCCAAGGTGTACTCAGCCAACAGTTGTGTTGACTCATTGTCGCCAGTTACAGCCAACTCGTTGGTCTGGAAAGGACGCAGATAAGCAACAGCAGCCATGTCTGGGTCAACGATAAACGCTGTGTCATCGCATGAGTTGGTAGAAGTCATGAAGCGGTTAGGAACAACAGAAATTGTACCGAAGTCGCTCAAATAAACGTCAGCCGCACCGATGATGGTGGTAGGAGCGTTAGATGGGGCCATGAAACGTTGAGCAGCGATACCAGCAAAAGCTGACACCAATTGCTTGTGTGCAGGGTTAACCATCAACACTTTAGGATTGCCACCAGAAGCGTAAACTTCCTTGACAACAGTCTTCAGGATGTCTTCTGTGAAAGTGCGGTTAGTGCCGTTGGTACGAGCAGTAGTACCCAAGTCACCAGCAACACCAGAAGTACCGCCATCATAGTTGCTGTTCAACCATGCTTGCAGACCGCCCAATTTACGAGCAGTAGAAGAATCACCATTAGAGGCGATCTGGTTGCTCAACAAAGAGGTTTCCATGTCACGCTTGATTTCGGCAGAAGCCTTAGCCAATTGATAAGCCTTTTCAGACTTACGACCAGCTTTGTCAACAGACTGCAAAGTGCCAGAAATCTTGATAGTTTTCTGAGCAATCTGAGTGCGGTTGCCAACACGAGTAGTAGGCGACATAGTAGCGTCAGATGCTGTTGCACCCTCGACTGCGTAGTTGCTCAAAGAAGCGGCAGCCAAGCTGTCGGTTTGCCACTCGTGATAAACAGCAGTTGCCTTTGTCTTGCCAATAGATGACATAAAAGGTGTGTCTGTGGGGCTGATGTTATAAATAACATCGGAGAGGTCTTCACGCTGACCAATAGCGGTGTAGGTTTGATAGGTAGCCATTTAAAACTCCAAAATTAAAAGAATCGTTCAAATGCTTTGGCAGCGTCTGTGACTTTTCCAGTCTCACGCAACCTTTGCATTACCTGTTTGTCTTGTGTTGACCTTGTAGGAGGCGCTGAAGTCCCAGATCGCATCATCTTAGGAGCAGACTGGAGTTTCTTGGTTAACTCAGGTTTGCTCTTTTGAAGTTGCTCATACTTCATTGCTTTATACAAAGAAACCACAGCACGAGAGTCATATACGGAACTGAGTTCTTGGTCAGTCCATCCAACAGATTTCGCATAGTCACGGATTTGTTTCCGAACCGCATCACCCTGTGGAGTGGCTAACTCAGGAATCAGACTCACTAGCTTCTCAGACTCTTGACGGAGATGGTTTTGCAAGGAGGCTTGTTGCTCTGCTTGTTGCTGTTGGGCAAGGCGTTGCTGTTCGGCTCTCACTACTGCTAACTGCTTCTCACGCTGACTCTGTTCAGCTACCGCCACGGCATAGCCAATGGGGTCTGTTTCCTTTAGAACATCTAAGTTCACACCCTGATTTTGCTGACTTAGGAAGCTATCCAAAGCCTTCAACTTCTGGGCATAAGCCTGTCGCTCTTGTTTCACATGATCTAGATGTTGGCGTTCAGCTTCTAATGCCTTACGCTGTTCAGCTAGAGCCTGAGACTTTTTAGTGTAATCTACACCTTGCTGATAACCCTTGATAAGTTCATCTTGGTCAACCTCGATTTCCTCACCAGCAGCCTTGACCTTAAATCTTGGCTTGGGTTGTTCAATTTCCTCAGATTCCTCTGAATACTCTTGTTCAGCTTCATCACTCGCTTGATATTCCTCTTGATGCTCCTCTGGTTGGCTATCACTAGCTCCGTCAGAATCACCCATCAGACTCTCAAACGCTGAAGCGGCTTGGTTTACATTTAGGCTTTCACTCCCTTGTGGGTTGGTGTTTTCCATTTGTCATCTCAAAAATCGCTAGACACCTTCTAGACGGAGGTTAGGGTTTCCCCTAAAGAATCACAATATTTTCCACTTTTTCTCTTTGATTAAGGTTTCCGAGGCCAAGCCTTCTAGGTGTCCTGTAATCAATTCAATTGTCTTTATGTGCCTGTAGGCATCCTCACGCCTATCAGATTCTTCAGCACTTGTGTTAATTATTACACTAATCTGCTCTTTTTTCAAATTATCTATGACTTCTTTGAAAAAGTCATCATTCAATAGGTTTTTAGCCCATTGAGCTTGTTGGTATTTGTCCATACTGGTTTTGTATTCCTGAAATTACATCATTGATTGTTAATGCTTGGCTAGGAAGTGTATCTCTACCAGAACCCAAGATGCTCATCAGTCTGTCGTAACTCATGTCAGATGGCTTATTAAACTCGACTGGCGCAGGGGCTTTTCCATAGTTAGGGTCTAGGAATTTCTCCCATTGAGTACCTTTAAGCAAGTCCTTTGTACCAAAGTCAATCGGTGCTAAAGGAGTAAAGTCTGCTACTTTAGGCGCTGTTGGACTTGTCCAATCTGTTGGGACTGGAACAATGTCAAAGCCTGTTGGCCCACTATCTTGTGTAGCCGCAGCACCTGCTCCCAATATGCTTGCACCCAATGTCCCCAAACGAATCATGTCAATGATCTCTTTGGTTGTGTAGCTTTTCTCTGGCAAAGCTGTGTCAATAGGTGGAGCAACAATTACAGGGGCTGGCTCAACTTTATCAGTAATCGTGCTTGGTCTTTCAGCAATCGTTGTGACTTCAGGCAAAGTTGTGTCAATTGGAGGCGCAACAATAATAGGCGCTTCGATATTTTCTTGTTGTGTAGTAGGCGCATTTGATGTTATTACCACCTCAGGAATTGAAGCAATAATGTCTTCTAATTTTGGTGTTTGTACTACTTCTTGAGTAACTTCTTTAGGTGCTTGTGGCGCAACAACCTCAATGTTTTCAATTGGAGGCGCTACAGGAGTCTGTGGAGTTGCAACAATTGCACTTATTACATCACCTAAAGTTGGTGCTACTGTTGGCGCTGATGGCGCTGTAACTTCCACATTAGGCATTGGGCCTTGGAATTCAACAGTAGGAGTAACAGCAACAGGAGTAGCTGTTGGATCAGTCCAATTAAATTCACCATCAATAGGAGGCGCAACATCACCCCATGTCTGAAGTGGGTTGTTTGCAGAGAAAATTTGTAAAGCGTCTTCTAGTGCAAAGTTAATTGCATCTGGTTGATAACCAACAGATTGAAGTTGTTGATTGATCTCACCAATTGACATTCCTTGATCTGCCATATTTGAGGCAATATCAGAAGCGGCATTGATTTCACCTGCACTTGTTACATTAGAAACATCACCTGAGCTTAACGCCTCACCAAGCACATTGCTAAGAGCGCCACCAGCACCTCCACGCAAAGCGCCTTGAAGAATACTATCGCCAGTAAGTGCGGCACTACCACCGCCTATCAATGCACCACCTAAAGCACTTGCTGCTAGTTGATTAGCACCTGCGCCTAATAAAGCGTTGCCTAGCAAACCACCTGCACCAGTAGCCATCAAACCAAGTTGAATGATTGGCATGATGT